ACAAGTAACACCCCAATTTGCGCTATCATAGCGTAGAGTAAGGAGCGAAAATGAAAAGATTTATAGCAGTATCAATGTGGTTGTTGGGCATTGCGGCAGCAATCCACTTTACCGACAAGTACACCCAAATTGAAGAAAACGTTATGGCAATAGCAAAATCCACACTATCGTTTATTACCAAAGAAGAAGGTCTGCGCAATAAGGCGTATAGGGACTCTAAGGGATTATGGACGATTGGGGTGGGTCATTTGATTAAACCAGATGAAAAGCACCTCCTGACTGCCACCCTAACAGACGAGCAGGTAGAAGAGCTCCTACAAAGCGATTTAAAGTGGTGCCAAGACGCTGTTGACAACCACGTGAAGGTACCCCTTACCCAGAACCAATACGATGCCTTGTACAGCCTGTGCTTTAATATTGGCGAAACTAATTTCCGTAAGTCTACCGTATTGCGTAAGGTGAACGAGAATGACCTCAAAGGGGCGGCTGATGCCATCCTAATGTGGAACAAACCGGAAGTGCTGATTAACCGCAGAAAACGGGAAAGAGCACTATTTTTAGGGGCGTAAATCGCCCTTTTTTTGCATTAGTATATACAGGACAACCTTAAAGGAATATCATGGAAGGCTTTAAAACAAACTTAAAGATGGTAAAAAACTTACCTTGCTATAAAAAAGGCGGTGCTGTTTATAAGTCACGCCATTCTGAAAAAAGCGAAATGAGTGAGGATTTGGCCCAGGACAAGAAGATTGTCAAAAAAGCGTTTGCCATGCATGACAAACAAGAGCATCCTGGCGAAAAGACTGACCTGTCTAAACTGCGTAAGGGCGGCCGTGCTAAAAAAGATTGCGGCACTGTACGCAAATACAAAACCGGCGGCAAAGTAGAAAATGCTTATGCAGCTAAAAAGACGGATAAAGACATTACCGACATTGCTAATACTAAACGCCAAAAGCCTGCAATGTTATGCGGTGGCAAATCTGTAAGTAAATACGCAACTGGCGGCTCAACAACACAGCCAGGTGCTACAGTATCTCAACAAAAATTCTATGATCAAAATAGAGCTGCGGCAAAGAAAAAAGAAGCCGCTGCTGACTATGAAGCTTTTGGTTCACATGGTGATGCAGCCAAAAAGGGCATGGGAGAAGGTCGCATGGACGCCCTTGGAAATGCTTACAAAAAAGGCGGCAAAGCTTGTTATAGCGAAGGCGGTTCTTTAAAAGCAGTTGATTCTGAAGATAACCCTGGTCTAGCTAAGTTGCCAACTAACGTGCGTAACAAAATGGGTTACATGCGCACTGGCGGTAAAGCTAAAAAGATGATGACTGGTGGGACTTGCTCATAATGCCAATCAAATCCGAACAACAGCAAAAAGCGATGTATGCTGCGGCAGCTGGTAAGTCTACTCTTGGCATCCCTAAAAAGGTTGGCAAAGAGTTTATTAAAGCCGGCAAAGCACAACCTAATCTACCTAAAACTGTAGCTAAGAGAGCCGCTGGCAGGGGTCGTTAATGGCGTATTCAGATACGTACAACAAGACTAAGATCACTGTTGACCAGCTGATCTCGTACGCCTATCGTGATGCTGGTAAAACAGCGGAAGAGATGACGCCTGAGTATATCAACGCAGGCCGTCAAGCGCTATTCTACATCCTTCAAAACAGCGCTAACCGTGGCATTAATATCTGGCTACAAAAGATTGAAGTGCTTGGTCCACAGACCAACCAGCAAATTCTTTACATGCCAAAAAACTGTGTGGATGTCTTAGAAGCAAACTGGGTATACATTGTTAACCCAACTATTTCTAGTGCGCTGCCAATAGACAATCCAGATTCTCCTGTGCTGTTTGATCAAAACTACAACAGTGATTTAAACCTCCATGCCACATCAACTTTATCTGAAAACTATTTTGGTGCAGCCTACAGCCCACAGACTCGTATATTCTATGTTGGCTTTAACGCCTATGCTCCTTCTGGTACTGCTACCTATAATCTGGACCTTGAAGTAAGTAACGATGGTATTAACTGGACTGTATGGGAATCATTACCTGAGACCACACTGTCCGACCGTAACTGGGCTTACTTTGGTATCAACGTAACACAACAGTTTTACTACTACAGACTAAAAAACCGCGACACAGCAAACGTTTTTTCACTGCGTTCTATCCAGTTTGCTCAAAGCCAGCAAGTCATTCCTATGGCACGTCTTAATCGTACTGATTATTTCTCGTTGCCAAACAAGCAATTCCCAAGTCAACGCACACTACAATACTGGTTTGATCGCCAGATTGTGCCAGAGATGTATTTATGGCCTGTGCCTAACAACAACTTCCAAGTATTCTCACTGATTTTGGAATTGCAACCCCAAGATGTTGGTTCGTTAACCAACGAGCTGTACATGCCAGATCGTGCCATTCCTTACTTCCAAGCTGCCCTATCACACAAATTAGCAATGCAGTTGCCCCAGATTGATTTAAACCGAGTGGCCTATTTGGAAAAACTGGCCTTGGATGCTCGTACCCAATTTGAAGACGAAGATCGTGATAAGTCACCAATCTACTTCCAACCTAATATAAGTTACTACACACGATGAGCGTAATAATGACCTATGATTCGCTGGTACTGAACGTCCAGCAATATATGGAGCGTAATGACGCAGACTTCATTGCGCAGATTCCCAACTTAATTGCGTTGGCTGAATCTTCTATTGCTGCTGAACTCAAGACTTACATGCAGTTGATTGTTGTAGAAACCAGCTTAGCAGAAAACCAAACAGTACTTAACAAACCAGCACGTTGGCGTAAAACGGTATCCATGAAAGTAAATGGCTCACCGGTATTACTTCGCAGTCAAGACTATGTGGCTCAGTATTTATCTGAATCGGATAATGGTAAACCAATTTATTATGCTGAATATGATTATAGCAACTGGAATTTTGCACCAGCTGCAGATCAAAACTATCCGGTAGAAATTATTTATTACGCTGAGATTCAGCCTTTGGATCAAGTCAATCAACAAAATCTATGGACGGCAATAGCGCCACAAGCCATGTTATATGGAGCTTTGTTACAAGCTCAAGGCTATTTAAAAGCCTTAGACAAGCTGCCTGTTTGGAAACAATACTATACCGACGCAATCGCAGCGCTCAAAAAAGAAGATAACTCTCGTCGTATAGATCGCAATACTACGGTTCAGGAACCATAAAATATGCCAACGACCCCCGTCTATACATCACCTTTCACAGGCACCGTTGTTACCCCAACGGATGTATCTTATCTTGCACTCCCTTTTAGTACAGATCAAGTTCTCTACTGGCCTTCTACTGTCAACGGTAGCCAGCCTCCTGCTGCCCGTATTATTGATTGCGTTGCTGCTAGTGATGGTCTTACCATTGCTTTACCGCAAGCTGATCAAGGAACACTGGGCGCAGACATTCTTTTCCGCAACTTGGGTTCGCATGAATTTATTATTACAAACTTTATTGGCGGATCTAGCGTTACTGTACCTGTTGGTATTAGTAAGTACTTCTATCTTACTGACAATACTTCTGCTGCTGGTGTTTGGCAAAACGTAACGTTTGGTGCTGGCACTTCGTTTGCTGATGCTGCTACTTTGGCTGGTGCCGGTCTAACCACTGTCAACGGTCAACTAGCTACTACACAAAACCCAGTTAACGTAACTGTATCACCTAATATTACTGATGGCAGCCGTGCTGCAACCTTTGTTTGGAACGCTGGTGCTGGCAGTTTTACATTACCTTCTATCCAATCATTATCAACTGGTTGGTACATTGGTTTTAGAAACAATGGTACTGGCACACTAGCCATTAACCCAACATCGCCTAATACTATTAATGGTCAAACTTCCATTAATACAAACCCTGGCGACTCGGGCTTTATATTTTTAAATGCTGCTCAAACAGGTTTTATTACCGTTGGCTTAGCTAACCCAAACGCTTTAACATTTACTGCGGCAACGTATGATGTGGATTCTATCCCTGGCAATACATTTAGTTTAGTAAACTTTGCCCCAATCATTCAAACCTACATTGCCCAGTCTGGTACTAGAACACAAACTTTAGCTGTAACACTGCCTGCCATTACCCAAATTTATGTGTTGGCTAACAACACTGATCAGTCTGGGTATAACATTACTTTCCAAAACGAAAACAGTACCCAGATACCGTTAGTGTTATCTGCTGGACAAATTGTTACCGTTTTAAGTGATGGCGAATATTTATACCCATTAACATCTGCTACTACAGGTGCGTTCTATGCATCTGACGGCACTGCAGCACTACCAGCGTATTCGTTTAACAACGATACTCATAGCGGTGTGTACTTGGTCAGTACTGGAATACTGGGTTTATCGGCAAATTCAACCAACATTATTAATATAGATAATTCTAATTTATCTACACCATTGGTTACCGTTGCTGCAACATTAGATGCCCAAATACTTACTGCTAACTCTGCCTCAATTACTGGTGCAATAACTGCTGACTCTGCCACTATTACTAATAACCTAAGTGCTGATTCAGCTACTATTACTAATAATTTAACTGCTGATTCAGCAAACATTACTGGAACATTAACCGCTGGGTTAATAACAGGTGGATCATTCTAAATGCCAGCTGATAATCAGCAACAAGATACCTCGCAATATACTTCAATTTACAGCCTAGCAATTCCGGCTGGAATTAGGCGAGATGGTACTGTATTCCAAAACGATCAATACACCGATGGTGTATGGTGTCGTTTTCAACGTGGCGAACCAAAGAAAATTGGTGGCTATCGTACACTGTTTAATGGCTTAGTAGGTATTGCTAGAGGATTAATTTCCCAGCCCTATAATGGTGTTAACTATTTATTCTCTGGTAACTATAAAGAGTTAGATGTATATACCACCAGTACAAGTTATGGCACTGGTAGTGGTCCGTTTACGGCACAAATATTACCTGGCACAGCGTTTGTTGGTTTAGTATCTAACACTACAACATCATTTACAGTTGCTGGTAATTTAACTACTACGTTCCCCGCTGGCACACAAGTTATATTCGAGCAAACAGATACTGCAACAAATTACACAGTAAGCACTGCAACATATAGCTCGCCCAATACCACAGTAGATGTTACTGGTGGCACGATTGCTGGGTCACCCACAAAGGTTTATCTAAATGATGATCCTGTGTTTGAACCTGATCCAGAAAACGGTCCGTTTAGAAACCTATGGCAGTTCGATGCACAGTTTAGCCCACAAGGTGGCAACTTATCTATCTTTGCCCACCCCGGTAAAAACTTAGTAAACATTGATAGCGGCGTAACATCTCAAGTTTTGGTGGGTGCTATTACACCAGATAGTAACTATCAATGGTCATTTACTGGCTTGTCCGATAGTGAAGGTCAAAACCCTACCTATAAACCAATTAGTGTTGACGGTGGTGTTTGTGTATTGTATCCATTTATTTTTGTGTATGGATCAAATGGTTTTATTGCTAACAACAACGTTAGTGCTACTTATCTTGAACGCAATTTTTATGATTGGAATGGAACATTTGCCAATCAAACTAACGTAGCGCCATCTAAGATTGTTAAAGGTATGACAATGCGTGGTGGTACTAACTCACCATCAGGTTTGTTTTGGGCTACTGATAGTTTAATTCGGGTATCTTTTAATCCTCAAGCAACCAGTATTTACTGGACGTATGATATTATTTCCAGTCAGATTTCAATTATGTCGTCTAACGCTGTTGTAGAAATGGATGGTATTTATTCTGGATGGGTGTTGACAGATTCTATTTGTATGGTGGCACTGTAAAAGTATTGCCTAATGATAAAAACGTAAACTACCTTTTTGACAATTTAAACTATTCACAGCGTCAAAAAGTCTGGGCAACTAAAGTGCCACGTTACAATGAGATTTGGTTCTTTTACCCACGTGGCACCGCTACAGAATGTACTGATGCTATTATCTATAACGTAAAAGACCAGTTGTGGTATGACGCTGGTCAAGCAAAAGGATCACAACGCTCTTGTGGTTATACTACAGAGTTGTTCCCAACGCCAATTTGGTGTGACTGGAACTATGATCCAGTGTTTAGTACACCGCATTTTGTAATAGAAACACCATCTGGAGAAGCGGCACCAAACCAGAACCAATTGTATTTGTCAGGTAATCAAACACAATTGTTTAGTCCTGGTGATTCGTTATGTTTTGATACAGTTAATAGTCTTAACAATACTTATTTGGTAACAACTAGCGAATTTATTTTTAATGATAACACTGCTCCTGACGGAGTAACATTAATTACTTGTTCTACCAATTTTCCAACAGCTCCTCCCGTTGGAACATCAGTGTTTTATATTACTGGCGGATTTAATATTTGGCAACACGAGTACGGTGTTAATGAAATTAACTTGTTAGGTGAAATTGCTGTATACTCTAGTATTACTACCAGCGATATTAGTTGGTTAACTGGAAACCCTAGCCAAAATGCACTGCAAGGAATTAATCGTAGGATGCACTTACGCCGAGTTGAACCAAACTTTTTACAAGACGGCACTATGGCTATGACTATTTTGGGTCGTAAATTTGCTTCTGGTCCGTATGAAGAATCTTCTGGGCCATACTATTTTACCAAAGACACTGGCAAAATAGACTTACGGGTTGAGCATCGTTTGGTGCGTTTAAAGTTTGAATCTAATGAAGTCAATGGTAACTACCAAATGGGTCGTAATTTGATTACTGCAGAATATGGCGACGAGCGACCCTAATTTCCAACCGTTCTTTCCTGTATTGCCTGACTATATGACTTGGGAAAATTGGAACGAAGAACTAGTTATTTATTACGGTCAAAAGAATATTGTAATTTCACCTGAAGAAACTTGGCGAGATGCGGCTATGAACATTGTGCAATCACAATCTTTTAACCGCTATCCGGTTCCAAACCCAGATGTTTATGAAACCTGGCAGGATTGGGCTATGGAATTTACCACAATAATTAATGGCCCAAGTCGTTGATTTAGGGCGAAAAAATGCTAATTTTTGCATTAGTATATGTAGATAACGAGATAATTTAATGGATGAAAATCAACTAGCGCAACTGTACCAACAGTACTTAGGTCGAGCTCCCGATCCAAGTGGTATTGCCACGTGGTCAAATCAGTCTCCGGAAGCGGTTATCGCTGGTATAACAGGTAGTCAAGAATACCAAAACAGAGGCGGTGGTGGTGGGGGTAGTGCTCCAACACATGGTGATGCCATTGTTGATCCTGAAACTGGTCAAGTTAGTTATTCTAATGTATCTACTGATCCTAGCCATGTAGGTTATTTCAACACACAAACTGATTCTGAAGGCAACGCAATTGGACAAACTTGGAATCCATCTAAGTACGATTTTACTGGTGCAACTTATGATGCACGAGCAAATCAATACACAATGCCTGATGGTTCTAAGGTAACTTATGATCCGACAACGGGTGACATTAGCAATTACACGCCTAATTATGCCAACTTAACTGTTGACCCTAGCGGTATTCGACAAGGTTATCGTAACCAAAATTATGCTGGTCCTACTATGGCTGGCGCTAAATCTTACAATTTTCAAGGTACTCAATTAACTCCCGAGCAAGTAGATCAGGGTGAATACATTGTTGATCCTACTACTAATAAATATGTATTAGATAAAAGCGGTAATCCTATACCTGTATATCGTCAGCCTAGCGGTGGTGGTCTTGGTGACTTTTTAGTTGAAAACGGCTGGATGCTTCCGTTAGCGATGGCTGGCGGTGCTGCAGCGGCTGAGTTTTTACCTGGTTTACTTGGTTCTGAAGTTGGTATGGTTGATGCCGCTGGCAACATTATTGGTGCTGGAGCAGAAGGTGCTGCAGTTGGCGCTGGTGCTGGATCTTCTTTTTTAGAACAATTAGCCGCTACACAAGCTGCAGAGGATGCCGCAGCTGGTGCTGCCTACCCAGCTGGTAGTGTCCCCACTGGTGCGGGACTGTCTGGAAATGTATACGGAGCAACTGGATTAGATGCAATACTTGCTGAAGCAGGACTTTCTGGATTAACTGGCGCGGATCTTTTAAAGTATGGTATCCCACTAGGTAATTTAGCTTCTAGATTAACAGGCGGGTCGGGAGCAGCTTCTTCTTTATTAGGTGGTTTAAGTGGCAACACAAGACCAGCGAGTGCATTAACTGGTACAACATCTGGCGGTTACGGTTCGGCAATTAATAATTACGGATCGCCAAAAGGAACTTTTGTTCACGGACAGCAAGTTGCTATTCCAGGTATGACTCCTTATGGTGAACCTGCCCAAGTTGCTAATCAGCAACCATATTTCAATCCTCAAACATTACAAGAGATTCAACAAGCTAAGAACGGTGGTATAATTCATAAAGCCGGTGGTGGTGATTTACCTATGCAAGAAGTTCGTATGCGCGGTAGACATTTTACAATGCATCAGCCGCACTCTGGTTTAAATCTTGTACCTCGTTTTGCGCCAGGTGGTTCTGTTCCTGAAGGGCATGAGCCAACATTCTTTTCACCTGGGGGATTAGCCTCTATGGAAAATACTTATGTAAAAGGCGATGGTAATGGTACAAGTGATAGCGTAGCTGCTATGTTAGCAGACGGTGAATTTGTTGTACCCGCAGATGTAGTATCAAAACTTGGAAACGGTAGTAATGATGCTGGTGCTAAAGTATTAGATAATTTTTTAGTAACAATTAGAGAACATGCCCAAAAACATGACCCAAAGGAATTGCCTCCAGATAGTAAGGGTCCTTTGGCATATTTATTAGATGCAAAGAAAAAAGCGAGCGCATAATGGCTGGAACAACAGGATCTTCAGGGTTAAATAATTTACTTACGGATACCCAGCAAGTACAAACTACTCTGCCAAGTTGGTATGATCAAGCACAACAAAATATTGTTAACAGAGCTGGTACAGCACTTAATGCTGCACCATCTTTTCAAAATACTGTTGGGCAAAATGCAGTTAATACATTGCAGGGAAATAACAATCCTTTTACGCAAGGTCAAACAGCTTTAAATACTATTGCAACTGGTGCTGCTAATCCTTGGATTACAAGTTCAACAGGCCAAGTTACTCCTAATACAGCAACGCCATTAGGTGGTTTATTTGCTGCTGAAAACCAACAGTTAAATCAGTTGTTGCCTAATTATACTGCAGGGGCCAACGCATTCGGAATTGGCTCAGGTCAATTTGGTAGCTTGCGTAACGTAACTGCTGTAAACAAAGCAAAGGCTGATGCGCAATCTCAACTGTTTGCGCAACAAATGACTGCTGCTTTACAAAACCAAAACGCAGGCGTTGCTGCTGGCACTGGATTAGGCAGCTTAGGTTCTCAAGGAATAACATCCGCTTTAAATACAGGTTCAGCTCAAATGAACGCGCCGTTTACGCCGTTAGGTAATTATGCTAATTTAGTTAATTCTGTAAACGTTCCAGGAACTGTTTCTCAACAAAACCAAATGTCTCCTTTGTCTATGATAGGTGCGTTAAGTAATGCCCCTTCTGCAGCTAGAAATTTATTAAGTAGCCTTGGAATTACTGGCGCTTCTTTTGATGGTTTAGGCAATAATATTGCAAATGCTTTTGGGTTGGGAAATTCAGCAGCCAATCAAGCAGCAGCTAATCAAACCATGTCTAATGTTAACATGGGCATTTTAAGTCCAACGGGTAATGCTACAACATCTGGCGGCGCTTTACCTGGTCAAATAGTTGATGACTACGGTTACACATTACCGAACGGTTAAGGAATAAACATGGGTTCATTATATCCAGATCAAGAAACTAGTAGTTCGTCAACGTCAGAGGCTGCAACTCCCACTGGTGGTTTGCCTATTGTTTCTAACATTAAATTTACTCCTGGCGGTAAAGGTCAGATTGCAACTATGACTTCGCCCACTGGTGTTTTAATGGACGAAAATTCTAGTAAAAGCATTTTGGCAAATATGCAAAAGCTTTTAGAAGAAAAGCCTTTTGAAAATTTTCAAAATGATTTACAAAAAATGTATGCTTGGACTAAGCATGACAAAGAACCTATGTTCCGTCAATTGGAAGAACAACGCCAACAAAAAGAAGCTCAGCGTTATAACATAATGCAGTCTATGGAAGCGCTTAAGTCCAGTCAGAATCAAGCCACTGCGCTTGCAAATTCTCTTGGTATTTCTACAACAGGAGCACAACCTGCCGCTGGTGGTCAGCCAACTGCTGGTGGTAAAAAACCTCCTTATATTGAAATGCTTGAATCCCTTCCATCAAATTTGCAAGATTGGGGTATGACGCTTTTAAGTTCAGGGCAAATAGGTGAATTTGGTAAACTAGTTAAAGAAAACGAATTTAAAAAATCTGAATTGCAAAAAAGTCTTGCATTTGCTGAAACTTTACCGGCAGATCAAAAAGATCTTGTTAAACGGCAATTGCTTAAAGATGCTTATGGCACACAAAGTTATATTAAAGATGGTAAAACTATTCAATTTACTGCTCCGGGTGCTATGCCAATTCAAGGCACAACGCCCAGCACAACAACTACCACAACCGGAGTTAACGTTGCAGCAAATGTAAATAATCCAACGGGGATTAAACAAGGTAACACTTACAAACCGTATGACACCCCACAAGCTGGTGTGGCAGATACTCAAGATTTAGCAGGTAAATACCTTTCAGGTACAGGACCAATGCAAGGTATTAGTCCAACACCAGCTAATATTATGGGTCGTTGGATAACTGGTAACCCTGCTGATGGTGCAAAACCTGAATTTAAAATGCACCTTGACTTACTTAATTCCGAATTAAAAAACGCTGACATTAAATTAAACCCAGATGGTACTATTCCAAATACACCGCAAGCTAATGCAGCACTTAGCCGCGCTAAAATTATTGGTGAATCTGGTCAGCAAAATGCTGCTAAGTTTTTACCGTATGTTGATCCAAACTTTAAGTCCGGTGTTAAAACTGCAGCTGCTGCTCCTAGTGCTCCTGTAAGTCAAGAAGATGTTCAATTAAAACAAAAAGCATTACAAAAATCGTATGAAACATTTATGGATGTTGATTATAAAGATATTACAGAACGAGCTAAAGTAGCTAAAGATATTGAAAAAATGTCTGACCAAGTTCTTGCAAATATTGAAAGTAATAACTTTGGTCCAGGTACAAAATTAGGTCAAAGTTTTATGGAGTATGCTCAAATTGCTGGGGTTAAATTAAATCCTAAAGAATTGCAAAAATTTGTTGATAACATGGGCATTGAAACCGCAAGAAAATTTATGTCTGCTTCAGAAGCACGGCAAGCAATGGGTTCTCAATTTACAGCACAAGAGTCTAGCGATTGGTTAAGAAACTTTGCTGGTATTGATAATCATAAAGATTACATAAAGAATTTTTATCAAGTACGGCGAGCAGGTGCTTTAGTTGATCAAGACCTCAAAAACTATTTATCACGAAATAAAGGCAGGGAAGACGAAGCCCTTGTTGAATGGCAAAATAGTGGTGTAAAAGATAAAATCATGCAAGAAAACGTAGATTCATTTAAAAACGGAAAACTTGGAAAAGTTGAAGTGTCTGGTGCTAAACCATCCGCGAAAAAAACTATCCAAAAAACTGGCATGGTAACAGATAAAAATAATCCTAATTATGGTAAAAAAGCTATTCTTTACAATGACGGAACTTTGGTTTACGAATAATGGCAGATAATCAATTTAAAGGCATTACTTGGGATGAAACTCCAGTTAAAGATACTGTAGAGAAAGAACCCCCCGGTGTTACTTGGGACAAGCCATCTGTTTTTGAAGCAATGAAACAGGGTGCTAAACAAGCATTTAGTCCTGAAGCCATAACAGAATACGGAAAAGAAATTCCTCCAGCTGCTGCTGCAAGAATGGCCGCTCCCATACGTTTTGCTACTGGCGTAGCTCGTATACCCGCCAATCTAATGCGTATGGCTGGTATAGAAGAACCGGCGCAAGCTGTTAGCGCTGCTGAAGCAGGGGCTAAAAATCTTACTGAATCTGCTGGTTACACTGGTATGCGTCCGGGTTTAAGTAATATTGGTGGGGAAATGTTGCTAGGTGGCGCTGCTTTAAAAGGTGCATCTAAATTAGCTCCGATTGTTGAAACAATTCCGGGTGGCGCCGCTGTAACTAAAGGTATTGCGGAAAGCCCTGCATCTCAAGCCATTTTAGGTGGTATGGGTTTAGGTGCTGCGGGATCTTCAGGTTCTACATATGACGTTTTAGAACAAGCAGGATTGGGTGGTTTACTTGGTTTTGGTGGTCAAGCAGTTGCAACTGGTTTAGGACACGTAGCTGCTCCAGTGTTAAAAAATTATAAAGAACTTAAAAATTTAGGGTACACAGACGCAGAAATATTAAAGAATCTTTCTTTTGGACAATTACTTGGTGGCAAAGCTCAAACTGCAGAAAATTTAGCAACTGTTATTCCTTTTGGTGGAGTCAAGCCAGAGGTTCAATCTAAAATAAAATCATTTGAAGAACTTGTTGCTGGTAAAACAGCACCAATGAAAGAGCAAGCTAAAACAGCGCAAAACGTTTTAGACGTTTCACAAAAACAAGCACAAACTCTTGAGCAACGGGCTTTAAATAAAGCAACAGAAAAAGCAGATCTTGAAATGGCTGCTCGCCATAAAGCAGAATTAGAAGCTCATAAAGGCACTGGAGTAGATATTCAAGCTCCTGTTATAAATTATGCTTTAGAACCTTTAGGTAAAACAATTGACCCGGCGTTAAAAGGACATGCAGCAACAAATGCGATGACCGGTTTTATTAAAGATGCTTATAAAGAATCTTTGGGTGGGATGTCAACTTTAAGATTAAGCAAACCAATTCAAGAAGATTTACGTTCGCTTAAAAATACTTACGATGAAAAATTACTTGGAAAAGAATACGCAGAACAATTTTCAAATGATATTGAACGTTTAATTGCAGATACTTCTAAAGGTAAATGGTTGACCCCAGATAATTGGCAACGTAATCTTAGTAATTTAAGTGAAGACGCTTATAACACTTTGATGAAAAAAGATCATCGTTACGGTAAAGCACTTTATGAATTAAAAGATAAATGGATGGATTTAATTGAAAATCAAGTTGGTAGCGAACTATTTAAAGCTGCTAACACTGCATTTTCAAGAAGTAAAATTCCGGAAAAAGCTGCTTCTTATGTTAAAAGCATTAAAGCAGAAGGTCAAATTGAACCTAGCGAATTAATAAACGCGGCAAAGTCTGAATTATCTACTAAACGTTTGGCTGGCGGAGAAAACGAAATACAACGAATGGCTGTAGAAGCCAATAAAAAGTATTTAGCTGATAAAGCAGCAATTGAAGCAAAACATGAAGCTGAAACACGAGCATTTAAAGGGCTTAGTGGTAAAGAAAAAGAAACCCTTGAAGATAAGTTTACCGGTATGGGTCAAAGTCTAGCTTCTCAAAAAGCTGCGTTGCAAAAACAAGCTGAAGCTAATGTTGGAAAACAAGAAAAAGCTTTTGAAAAAATTGTAGGCGCAAAAAATCCGGAAGATTACGCCGCTAGACGTTTAGGTTATACATACGGATTAGCTCCACTATTGGGCGGTCCTGGTGGTTTGGCTTATATGGGTATAGATCCTGCTATAGCTGCAATTCCAAGCGCTGCAACAATTGCTGGAACAAGACTTTTATACAACCCAGCGGTTCAAAATTTTCTTAAAGAAAAAGCAATTGCTTCTCGTAATCCAAATTTTAAAGTTCCAGAAATAGTTGATAAGAGTTTAGAAACAATTTTTGGTAAAAAACCAAGCGGAACAGTTACAATTCCGTTTAAACAAGCTGGTGAAGCATTAAAAGCTAATGCTCCTTTAGCTGGCTTAACTGCTGCTCAAGTTCGACAGAGTGCAAATAAAGAACAAGAAGAGTATCCACAATACGGTGGCGGACTTCCTGTTCCTAAGTAATCACTTCCTGTAACGCTTACCCACCCAGCCTTCTGCTGCAAGAGGAAAGTCGGGAGCCCACGTTGGTGGTGTGGTCATGATCTTAATCACAGCATCCAATGCGGACTCCGCGCTTTGTTCTTCCACAAGGAGTAACACCTCGTCATGGATGGAGTTAATAACCTCATAGCCAGCTCGCTCGAGCTCTATCATAGCAAACGCCAAGAAATCGCGAGCCGTGCCTTGAACGGCAGATTGGAAGATACTACTACCGATCAACTGGTTCCTACTCCACTGCCGAGTGAACGTGTTCTGGGAGTGGATAGTAATGCCAAGTTTCTCTTGACCCCATGGTGTGGTGAGCAGCTCAAGCTCTGGCCTTTGCCAACAGATCAAACGGCTTGATGGAAGTTGCATCCACAATGCTCCCCTAGCTACTTTTAATCGAATCTTCTTGCCTGCAAAAAACGCAGTGCCAGGATTCTGAACTGCATCAATCGCTGCAGTCTCACAAGCTCCCCACAGCCACTTCACCTTTGCATACGAATTGCGGTAATTTTCTACTGCAGCTTTGGCTTCTCCCTCACTTAACGTGACACCCATCCCTTCAGCGTATTTAACCAGCCCTTTAGAACCCTGACCAAACATCGCACCGAGGACAGCTGATTTGCTGACCTGGCGTTGATCCTTCGTGACTTCATCATAAGGGACTCGATAGAGGCTTTCTGAAGCGAAGACTTTGTATTCATCCAAGCCTTTCCGAAAGAGCTCCACCTTGTCGGCTTGTCCTGCGAGCCAAACCCCAACTCGGTTTTCAATTGAGCTAAAATCCACGTCAACGAAGGTTTTGCCACTTGGAGCTCGTATGGCGGATCGCACCAAAGAGGAGAGTTGTTGCATCGTGCCCACTCCTTCTGTAAAGACCATTGGTATCGCCAATTCAATCTCTTCATCGCTAAGGGTTGGTCGGGCAATATTCTGTAAATTGAGCCCACCACGACTCGCCCAACGGCCAGTACTAGCGCCATGATATACCAATGTATTCCTAATTTTCCCATCTCTTTGAATCTCCATCATCTTAGCGTACTTAGCCACGCTAGTTTGGCTGCCTTCTTGTCTTAGCTCCAACACTTTTTTTACGCGCGCGTGAATGCTGCACTGCAGCATTTTTGACACGGTTTCTGCTGTTAAATCCGCCATGGGTGCATGGGGGATTTTCTTATTAATCCACTCCAGTAATTTAGCCCTCTCAGACGGCTTACAACCGGTCAAGGCAAGGCATTCGTTGTCTATGGCATCCTGGGCCCTTACCACAGCCAAAACGGCGCTGTGGAGCTCGTTATAATCGACTGGTACGCCTCTTAAATTGATGCGCTGAGTAAGCTCCCAAACTTCCTGTTCAAAGGCTGATAGGGGCCTTAAAACGGCTCCTATGGCCATTTCTGTGCGTACGTCCTGGGCGCAATAGGCAAACAGTTCCGCCATGAGCTCAAAGTTGTCTTCAAACACACCTTTGCGATTTGGCTTACAGAGCTTTTGGATTAGGTACCGGCCTCGTGTGTCTTTTTGCTGGTTTGCGTCCATGAATATGGCAGCATCGCCCAAGGCTTGCGGTACGTTATTGGCTGCCGCTATCGCCATGGTGTCAATACACTGCTCTAGCTTTAGTGGTGGCCAGCCGTACTTAGGCACACAGACACAGTTCCAGATGGCGTACTCAAACATGGCGTTCCACGCTTGGATCTTGCCACCACCACGCACATGGGCTAATAGATTATTTAGATCTAAATTGGCTGTGGGTTTTGGGGAGGTTACTAATACATTGTCAGGTTGGGTGCCAAACGCAATACATAGCACTTCGGTGGAGAGGCAGTTTGCGTATTTATCTAAGCCTACTTCTGGCAGATCAGCAAAGCTACGGGTTTCAAAGTCGATAGAATAAATCATAATGCTCCAATGGCGTCCAGACGAATCTATATGAGTCTATTGTAGCATAAAAAAGGGGGACTATACAAGTCCCCCAAACCCACCACCATAAAAATAATTTAAATCTCGCACGTTCCTGCTGAACAGGCTAGTTGCTGCGCGCCCTCGCCGTTGTCGGTGTTTTCTTTAAAGTCTTCCCAGTTGATTTTGGGGAGGCTGGCTTTGAGCTGTTCGTAGACTTCTTGGTTGCACTCTTCGTACGGGGCTTGGCGGTATGTGCCGCCGTCGTACGGGAGGTAGCTGACGCCGCTGATTTCGCTGAAGTTTTCCCACGTCCACGCACCGACACTTGGCCAGTCTTTTTCTTCGACGGAGATGGTGACCGACGGCTTGTGTTCACACCAGTGTCGTTGGTATGTGAGCCATAAAGAAAGGTGAGATATTGGTGTAACGTCTGACCTGGTGATGCCGTCTGGGGCTTTGATTGGAAAACTGAACACAACCGTTTGATCAGGTTTGTAAACACATGCTTCATTTGGGATTCCTTGTGAAATTAAGAATTGGGTGAGAGGGTCTTTCTTATCTCCTCTAACTCTTCGTATGTAGAACTTAGAGTGTCTAGGGTGGATTCCAGAAGCACTATCAACGAGTTGTGAGACGGTTCCACTGGGCTTAACGCAAGTAATTGCAGCACTCTTAGGTATTCCAAGCAGCTCTGCAAACTCCTCGTTGGCTCTTCTAGACTCCTCTCGAAGCTCGGTAAGTAAGTCATTTAACTTTTCTCCTTGTGTGGTAAGTAATGGGTTATCGTATATTCCGGTAAGAGAGACTCCGAGTAATCGTTCTTCCTCGGTATTACGTTGCCACACTTTACGCAGATAAGGAAATTTGGTGAATGTACTTTGGATGGTGCCGAGGATGGAGGCAAGCCGCACTTTACGCAGTAAGGTTTCTTTGGTGTCATTGTGTCTTACCACCACTTCGGAAAGGTTACAAAACTGATAGGGGCGCAAAATAATTTCGGAGCAAGGATTGGTACCAAACTCAAAATTAGGATCACGATGACCATATTTAGCCACTGTGTTTTGAGCAGCTTCACGATTAAAAATACCGCGCTCACCGGAATGAGAATTATAAAGACTAAGCCACTCTTCCATAAACTTTCCGACTGTAGGAGTTGTGCTATAGACTGCTGAGTTATTGGCAAGGGCTCTGTGTGGGGCTGTTTCCCACCATGGTCCAGCTTTTGCATGTCGAATCCTTTCATCGTCTAGATCTGATAATGATATCATAGCTGAGCGACGAACGCCACCCACTACCACCACTTCACCAATTTTACACATCAGATCGTGGCATTCTAATGAATGCAATCTACGACCCTTTGCGTGTTTGAACATTGCTACGGTAAAGTTAAACAAATCAATTAATGGTTCTGGCCCGGAAGCTCTTCCACCAAAAGTTTTGAGTCGTGCTCCGGCGGGGCGGATGTTGCTGACGTCCCACTTTGGAATCTCGCCGGCCCATAGGTGCGCGAGTAATAGTCGGAGGGACTTTGCCCAGCCTTCTTTTGAATCGTGGACGGAGATGGTGTGGTCCGACTCGAATAAGTTTTCTGGCACTTCCGGCAGATGGTTAATGTATTTTGACTCAACGGAGAACCCAACACCAGTTCCACATAACAAGATGAACATCGCTTCATCAAAGCTCTTGGGGTCATCAATCGGAAGATACGAGCAATTATAGACACAGGTGTTATCACGATCAGCACTCTTTCCTGCCGTCATCATGGCGCGCATAGACGGCATCAAATCTAGGTTATGGATAGCATCAAAAATTTCATTTTTTAATTCGGTGTTGCTTTGTATTGCAGGGGTACGACTAAAAACATATTCAACATAACGGCTTACTGTTTCTGCCCAGGTCTCTCTGCGTTGTTTCTCATCTACAAATCGGGCATATCTACTGGCGGCAATGTATTCTTGGTACTGATCCATTTATTATTCTCTATATTATTGGGTTGATGAAAAAGGGAGGCCATAGTTTCTATGGACACTCCCTTGTACTACTGCACTACTAAACTACTTATACTGCGAAATCTGCTGCAAAGTCTGCTGCGGAAGCTGTTGCGCCGCCAAGTTTCTCACCTTCTTCGGTTTTCTTTACTGCACTTAAACCATAGCCGATGCCTTTAGAACCGCTTACGTCGTATGGATACATTGTGACAGAAGCACGACCATAGCAACCGCTGTAGAACTCGCTAGGATCAATGATCTCTTGTGAGTTCTCGTCAAAAATACCTGGCTTCAAATCAGAACTAGCATTGAAGAAATAGTTGCCAGCATATACTGGATCATCTTTTTCTACGTCGCCATCACGTAAGCCACCCTTTAGATTCTTAGGAATAGCGCCACCGAAATAGCCCATGTTAGCTTTCTTGCAATCTTCTAAAGCTTTATTGAATGCTGCGATACCGGCTTTATCTGTCTTAGGAATCAAAATAGATACTGAGTATTTCAATTTGCCACTAAGATTTAAAGCTGGCTCAAATACGTGGACAAATGAAAAGCGAACTTTATTTGTTACGAATTTAACTTTTGTTGAACTTGCTGCCATGATTTTTACCTTTTTAACGTTTTATTGAACTGGACTTCAATAGGGGCCAGCTCGGCAACCCTTACTACGCATCATACAAGACTCCATGATACTGCAAAGCTTGTCGTATTGCAAGTGCTTTTATAAAATCATTTAAATAAACTGTTTCATGTAACATTTCTGGTTCTTCTGAAATGAAATCTAAAACTTCTTCAATTGATTCTCTTAAGTCTAACACAGATGAACGTTGCCCACTACCAGGAAGTCCATCAAAATCTTTTACAAATTTGTCAATTAATATATCGGGCACTTCAAAATCTGAATCCCAGTATTGTACCTTCATTTAGCTACAAGTACGAGTCCTACGTTACCGAGAGCATAGCCAAGGAACATAATTCCTGTACCCGTTCCCCCTTTAAAAAATTGATCAATAGCTACTATAAAATATACTACGCCCATTGCTGCAATTAACCATGTGCTCATTTAAAATCCTCCTTTAAATCATCCTTAACGCGAACTAATTTTGGCTGGCCTTCTGGGCGCGCTATAAGATCGCCCAACCATGCTTCTATAGGTGATTTAGGAACTAATTTTTTAATTGCTGCTATGGTTTTTAGTTTAGGTTTCTCCCAAATAACTTCTTTGTCCAAACCTTTATCTTCCAAGACTGTTGCTGCTAAAGCTTGATCTACATACCTACGGTGTGTTATCGAAGTTGTTAGCTTAAATCCTGGCGGAATAATGTTGGAATCTACTGCACGATTTACTGCGTGTTCTTCCACATCGTTAACCCAAGTGCGTAAGTCTTGAGCTTTGGAAAGTACTAGACTAATTTCATCTTCATCTAGTAACGGTGGGTCTCTAAACTCTAAGCGAGTTAGCTCTGTGTTGAAGTCCGACCGCGCCCTGCACTGCGCTTTGGCTTTGCGGAACTGGCAGTGTTCGCCTGGAAGGAACTCGCCTGCGCCGGCCCACGCTTTTTTGGCTTTGGGTTTGACGAAGTAGTTTGCCCAGTCGACGAGTTTGATGATCGTTGTGCCGTCGGTAGAGATGCTATCAAGGCGAGGCTGGTGGATCGTGTAACTGACTTCTTTGATGTCCGGCCACTCTTCTTTGAACTTGGCGTAGGCTCCAAGTGCGTAAAGTCGTAGTTGCGTGTTGTCTTGCGCATTGACCGGAACGCCTCTTCCGAACTTGAGGTCGATGACACGAATGGAGTGCTTAGAAAGTATAACCACATCGGCTGTACCAAAGCCGTCAGGTACCCAATCAGAGAAGTCCACGCGCTGTTCAAATAACGGGGTATTGCCTTCGCCGATTTGGCTGCGAACATATAGAACGTAATTATCGACGTTAGCCTCGAAGTCGTCATTGTAATAGGGTGTTGATTTAATCTCTGTATATTCTTTTTCATAGTCTTCGCTTTCAATCTGACCAAAATACTGCCGTAATTTAATCTCCGCCAATGAATGAGCTGTCGTGCCTTCTTGTGAAAAATCAAAGGCTCCGGGTTGTCTTTTTTGCTCGGGGAGTGTTGCTTCTAGTCTGGCGCTGGGTGTGCAGGTAAGCCACCGTTTAGAGCCTGAAGCGCTTAGAAGTGCGTGTGCAGTCATTTTTAGCCTTTTTCAACGTTTTAGATCTATACATACTAATGCAAAAAAGGGGCTAAGTCAAGCCCCTTTTTTAGTAAAATATAAATTTACGCTTTAAGGGCGGAAATCAGTTCTGCTACTTCTTTATTGAAATCTACTGTTACTTCTTGTTTGATGTTTGCTTTAATTTCCCGGCTGTCTTTGTAGTCATCGGGATACTGGCCTCGGAGGGCTATTTCAGCAATACGGGAGTTAAATGCTTTGTTTTCTACGTTGGCAAGCATCATCATTTCCCAATAGGACTGGCCATAGGTTGTAGCCATATCCATGGTTTCGGCAAAGAAAGGGTCTTCTTGCTTCCACTTAGCCGCTGTAGCCTTGCTGATGTTGATGGCAGAATACATGGATTTTTGGGACGCACCTTGCCTACCCAGGTTCAAAATGGTTTCAGCCATTTCCGGGGTAAAGGTTTTCTTTTGTTTAGCTGCCACACTTCCACCTTTTTAGTGCTGCTGCCTTGCGTGTTGGTTTACCATTTTCATCTTTCATGGGGCCTTTTACACCAGACATACGAGCGCAAAATGAGTTTTTACGAGCACCGCCTTCGGGTTGTGGTGCTTTTAAATGCGAGCCAGTGGCCGCATTATATTTAGCACGACCCTTGGCGGTTAAGCCGGCGCCCTGAGAGGCTGGTAGCTTCTCGCCACGACCAATAGATAGGGATGGGTTCTTTTTGGTTGCCATTATTTTTTAACTTTCCCGCCGCGTTTCTTTTTTATTAATCCTGAACTTCTTGCTTTTGCAGCTTCTACCGCATCTTCAATTGTATCATGTGTGCTTGTAGGCTTAATTCTACCTTTTTCTAAACCGCTCATAATTTCATCATCACTTCGTTGCACCCCTTTAATAATGCTGGGTGTATTTACATATTTTCCTTTGTAAGGAAGTGTGACAGATTTTTCTGATACAAGTTCATCATTTGCAGTTCTAAATAAAGGTTTTCCTGCTTCTGAAAATTGACCTGTAGGTCTTCCAACTAAATTAGAAAATCCACTTATGGAAGACAAACTGCCACCATTAGACATTTTCTTTACCCTGCCACCAGTTTTCATTTTAGGAAGGGTTTTAAAATCTTTCATTTTGTTTTTGCTGTTTTGGCGGACTCTTTAAATGATTTGGCTGTAGGAGCACCTTTGGCGCCCGGCTTGCGCATCTTCTCGCCAGAGCCGGCTTTGATGCGTTCCTGTTTAGCGTGAATGTTTGCGTACAAACCGGGTTTAGTTGCCATAATGTTTCCTTAGAATATTACTGAAACGCCAGCCAATTTCTTAGCCACGTTTGTTAGTTCTTTTGTGTAAGTGCCGCTGATAAAGGTATTGATTTCAATAGCTTTGTCAATGATTTCTTCAGTTGTTGGAAAGGCCGGTGCTAATTCAGCAGCCTCTTTGGTTGTCTTGTTTACCACTTCCCACGCTGCCAAGTTGGCTTCGTGTTGCTTGATCATCAGATCTTTGGCAGTGTTAAAAATAGAAAAGCGTAGTTCAAATGGGGATACCATATTAATTCTCCTGTGTGTAGTGTGTGTAAAGTCGGTTTCCAAGCGTCTCACGACGAGTTGTACTCCCTATTACTACTAATGCAAAAAACAAGAGAAATCCGCCCTTATTTATCGTCCGGAACGATAATTGTTTTTGTGGGCTTTTGGGCACGTCTTTCCTCAGCTTGGATGGCTTTTTTGAGGGATGGTAGCATTTCATTGACCATTTGAAGGGTCAAGCCAAGGGCTTTTTCTCGGTCTAACATTTCCTTTTCCTGGGTATCGCGCCGTACGTTTTCTTCAATAGCCTTGTTAACGTCGTTGCTAAAGCCTTTGTATTTCAATAGGTTTTTTAAAAAATTATCGCTCATTCATTTTCTCCGTGGCGGATTTGACTGTTTCAATGTTAGTCTTTACGTGATCAACTTGGGGACGTACTTGACGTTGAAAAATGTCAATGTATTTTGCCCACACTACTGTTGGTACACCAAGCGGTTGGTTGAGCATATTAATTAACTCATCGACTTGCTCTACCGTCAGTTCAACTGTAACTACAAAATCTCCTACGTTCATTTCTTTTCTTTCTTTTTAGTTGTTTTTGAAATACCAAAAAATGCTTCTCTTGCCGCTAGTTTGTCCGGGTCTGTGCAATACTGATCCAGTTCAAATTTACGGGAATACGTATCCATCAAAGCCTCCATTCGCATATCATGAAGCATTTTGATGCCCCATAATGCGTTACCAACTTCATCTTCTGTCATTGGTTTTGGGTGGTCGCCATGATGCTTGTACAACAACTCAATATCATCAGCAGTTTGCCATGCCACCATAATGGCTTGTTCTAAATCAATTCTTGTATTCATTTTTTACCTTTTTTCGCTTTCTTAACTTCACCATCAAAATCATAAGTAAACCATCTACCAACCTCTTCCAAAGCAGGTATTAATCTTTCCCAAACCGCAACGTCGTCTTCGTGAAAAGAGCCAGGGTTCTTCTTTGCTTTTTTTAAATCGGCCTGTAAAGAAATATAACTTTGAATAATTGTTGCGCTGACAATTCTATCCGCGCACTCATAATCAATTTTAATCATCATTTTCCGCACTCCTCTAAGTAAGAATCAAGTTCCTGTTTTTTACGGCGTTCAATTTCTCTTTGGATGTACCAAATGGCTTTATTTAAATCTTCAATGGCATCGTTCTTTAAATCAGAACGCCACACATACTTAATAGCGTTGCCAAGATTAAAGCCCATGTGCTCAGTAATCTGAATGCAATCAATGCCGGAGGGATGGCTCGTATAATGTTTAGGATTATTAACTACGTCGTGCATGTTTTTTCCTTAATTCGCTTTCTACTGCTTCAATTTCTTCTTTCGTGTCGCACACCCACAATGTTTGTATGTCTTTAAACATTGTTAAATCAATATCTTCTACACCGGTAACGCTGTCAAACATTGGGTGGCCGTTATGTAAATGCTCTACAATAAATGTTGTCATACCTTAAGTTCCTGTTTAATAAATTCAAGCCCATTGTTAAAATGGTAGCGCCAATGTTTTTCGCTCACACCTATATCATTATAACTCAAACCTTGCAAAAAAGCTTCTAAAACATAGCGCTGTTTTGCTGGCATTTTTTCCGCTATCAAACGTTTAATATCTTTAACGTCTTCTGCATCCCACGGCAGCCAGCCTTCGTTGATTAGCGAAGACGCAATACTTTCTTGCTCGTCTTGCTCAATTGGGTCAAGGTCTTCATCTGAAAGACGCGGGGCTACTGCTTTTACTTTGTGTGTTGTCATAGAACCAATGAATCTAAAAGTGCTTCTTGTAAATTAATTTTGCCTTCTAATACTTTTACTACGTGCTCGTCGATACTATTAGTCACTGTTAGATGGTGTATAATAACCGGTTTTTCTTGCCCTTGGCGGTAGATCCGAGCATTTGCCTGGATGTAGTTCTCTGAGCTCCATGGTAAATCGAACCAGACCGTTTGTGCTGTCTCTCCAACGTTGCACTGCAGATTAAGCCCGATACCACCACTCTGCGGGTGGGCAAGAAGCATACGAATCTCGCCACGACGCCACGCCTCAATGTTGTCATCGTCCAGCACCACCGCCTCTGGGAACTGAAGACGTATTCGTTGGAGTGAATGCTTGAAATGATAGAAGACAAGCGTGGGACTTGAAGATTCTTCCATGATCGACTCAAGCCGTTCCAATTTAGCGCGGTGTATTTCTTGAGACTCTCCTTCTTCGTTATAGACCGCTCCCGATGTGAACTGGAGCAGCTTGTTCGCCAATGCTGCTGCTGTTGGAGCTGTGATTTTTTCTTTTTTGATGTCAACGACCATGTCTTTTCTAAGTTGCTCATACTGACTCCTTGCATTTTTGTCTATCTCAACCTGGTGATAAAGCGTTGTAAGCGGTGGAAGCTGTAAATAATCCTCAGCTTTAAGACTAAAACAAATATCTTCAATCTTATCTTTAATAATCTGATCTGCATTTTCTTTTAATTTCCAACTGTAAATAACCTTTGTGTGTCGGTTCATTTGGTCCGGAGACATATACTTATCCCTGAACCGGGTAAGGCTTGTCTCTAAACGCTCTCCTAAATCCAATATACCGACCTGTGACCAGAGATCGGCCATGCCTTGAGGGGTGGGTGTGCCTGTAAGAATTAAACGCCTCTGGAAGCCTTTTAAATGCTTTTTAAGGGCCTTAAAACGTTTGGTGCTTGGATCCTTAAAACGGCTAGACTCATCTATAACCAGGTTGGTAAACATTGGTTTGGGTTGGACTTCAAATAACCACGATACATTTTCCAAGTTAACCAAATAAACATCAGCCTTTGCGTTCAATCCAGCCATACGTTGGGTGGAGTTCCCAATTATCTTGGACACTTTCAAGTGTTTCAGATGTTCCCACTTCTGTATTTCCGTATCCCATACTGTCTCCGCTACTCGTTTCGGGGCTATGATTAACGTTTTGCCTGTAAATTGCTCCGCTATGATGGTCAGCGTTGTTGCTGTCTTTCCCAGTCCCGGTGGTAGAAATAGTCCGATGTTGGGGATGCATTTCGCCTTCCCAATTATCTTCATCTGGTAAGGGTGCAACTGGTTTCGGTTTAACATTTTCTAAAACTTCTTTCCGTTTATCATGCAGCCAATCTGCTACTGCATACAACTCTTTTTCGGTAATGTCTTGTTTAATTGTATTGGCTTTTAAAGAAATAAAAACAACGTTGCCTTTTACATAACCTAAATCTGGTACAACTCTATCTAAAGAAGGCCTGTACGGGTGTTTGCCATTACTTTGTCCCCAAACAAATGGCGTGTTAAAAACTGGACATTCATCATTAGCAATCGATTCCAGGTATTCTAATGTCAAATCACAGGGAAGATTTTGAATTTTAGCTCTTGATTTTGCATGTCCTAAAAAATTTACTAAATGTCCTTTTTTAGTTTTCCTATAATTTTGCTGCCTAACAAGAATTTTATTTGATAGCGCCATTTACAAAATCCTCAATGTCTTCTTTTGATCTTAATATATGTACAGGAAAACCAGCTTCGCCCAGTTCGTCAAACACTAGCGTCTGTCTTGGGCTTAGCTTTCCCGTTGCTGTCTTTAGTTCTACGAGGTGTACCTTTTGGTTTAGGAATACTATCCGATCCGGCACTCCCGTCACGCTGCTGAGCCATTTGAAACAAAGCCCCGATGACTGCTTCACTTTCTTCGTCAGATGTTTTTCTATCTCTTTTTCCAGCACGTTCACGCTTGTCTTCCTCCGTTGCGTAGATGCTAAACACTTGTTTAAAAATATGTTCGCCTAAATAAGAACGAGACTCATCACCAATCTTAGCATCATCTTCACCGATATACTCAAATACATGAGTGGTGGTATGTGATACTTCATGGTAAATAATTCCCATACGCTCTAATGAATCTAACTTATCCATCTCTTCGTAGTTAAACACGATGCCCAACATGGCAAACGGTGTGCCCTCTTGTTGGATGTAGTGTGACTCTGCAATACCCATGTCCAAAGCATGATGCTTGGTTGTTATTTTAGAATCTTTAACAGCCTGATGAAACGCCGATTCTGAAAAGCACACTTTGATCTTGATACCAAAGTGTCCGGTGTCGGCAATGTAATACGGTAGTTTATTTTCCATTAGTGTTTTGTCTCTTTGTGATCTTCAAGGATGGTGCCGTCTTCCACAAACTCAGTAATAATTCTTTCCAGAGCATCAACTTCTTCTTGTGTGATTGTACCATCTGCCAATAATTCATCCGCCCAGCCTTCTTCAAACTCTACAGTCTTTTTCTTTGTCATTTGATTAACCATCTGTCGTTTTGTAATGTCCACTGCACCACTTCTTTAATGCGATCTGTCAAATTGATCTTAGGTTCCCATCCAAGTGATTTAAGGTATTCGCCTGATAAGGCATAACGCAAGTCATGTCCTGGACGAGATGAGTGAAAATCAATCAGTTTGTATACCAGTTCTTTGTCTTGGGCTTTTGCAATTAAGCGAGCCAGCTCTAAGTTATCAATCTCCTCTGGTCCTACCAAATTAAACTTAGGACATTTAGCGCCACCGTAATCTTTTTCACTAACTCTAGCAGGATCAAGGCTAAGGATAAACATCAAGCCATCAGCCACATCTTTAGCGTGGATGTAGTGGCGTGAACCTGGAATGGTTTTGGTGCTGTCTGAATGGATGTGCACAACTTCACCATCACGTGCTTTTTTGATTACCATTGGTATGTACTTCTCAGGATGCTGACGTTCGCCAAACACATTCATTGTGTGCGTGATATAAATTGGTAGCTTGTAAGTATTCTCAAACGCCACACACAGCTCTTCAGCAGCCGCCTTGGAGGCTGAGTAAGGATTAGTAGAGTTGTAACGGTCACGCTCTTTGTAGTTGACACCAACGGGGGCTGGCCCAAATACTTCATCGGTTGAGAAGTAAACAAAGCGCTCAAGGTTTTTCAACGTTCTAGCAAATTGTAAAAGATGCACTGTGCCAATAACGTTGTCTTGCACAAACTCCATCGGGTATTCAATCGAGCGATCAACATGCGAGCCAGCGGCTAGATGGAGGATGTATTGCACATCGCCAACCATTTCCATAATCATAGGATTGAGTTCAGCACGTAGGTCATGGTAAACAATCTCTACTCGTTTCTTGGTATCAGGTGAGAAGTCCGCCATCATATCTGCTAGGCGGTTTAGGTTGCCTGAAAAATCTAAACGATCAAGACAAACAATGTTCCAGTCTGTTTGGTTTAGGATGGTTTGAATAACATGGTGGGCAATAAAGCCAGCACCTCCAGTAACTAATACTCGTTTCATTTTTGTTTCCTTTCTACGTGCCATTTGCACAAGTCTTTGTAATATTTAATCTCTTCTTCGTACTTGCGGTATTTCTCGTTGCGCTCTAGCACATCGTCTAACATGTCTTTATCTTTTGGGCGCATGACCAAGCCAACCAAAAAGCCGATGAAGAATGATAAAGCGATCTCAGTCATTGCGGTGGTATGCGTCGTTACGGTTGGCCAGCATGCTGGCAATCAGGCTGTCAACTGTGGCGAACCACTGGATAACTTTGAGCCCGTCGTGTTGGTAGATGGTGAAGCTCATTTGTTGATTGCCTGTAAAAATCCGGCAGCAATTGCAAACAACGCTTCACCGACAATGATGCACCAAAACAAAGTAAAGTAAATTGATGGTGCGTCAAAGTGGTCTAATAAAAAATAAGTTAAAAAGTAAATCATCCTATTCTCCTATTCCGTGGGCGCGTTCGATGGCGCGGGCGTATGTGTAAGCTATGTGTCCAATATTGCCGCCTTCCCATAAACTTTTCCAAATATCGTGTATTTGCTCGTCGGTCAACGGGGTGCGTTGAGCATCTTGCCGGTCTTGTGTGGTGAAGGTGGTCATTCTATTTCTCCGCTTCCTTGTAACATCTTTTCCGCCAGCGTTTCCAATCTATCACGATGACGTTTCAACGCCTCTATTTCAGCTTGTTGCTGGCGTAGCATGGTGGCTATTTCTTCCCTAGTTACCAGCTTGTACCAACTATCTACTTCTAATAAGTTAGCTAGTTCATTTGCGTTCATTCTTCACCTGCAATGTCTCTTAGCTTGGCGTTGCGTACAAAGTCGGCCTCGGTGACTTCGGTAATGTCACGGTGTTTGATCATCGCATCGGCAATCTCGTAGCAACGCTTGGCTGCTATCTCGTCCCAAGTGCTGCCCTCTTCAATGTTTAGCTTCCAGTCACCAGCGCAGATACCGCTCATAATGGTGGCTGCAAAATAGTCTCTATCGTTCATTCTTCCCCCAATGCAATTTTTATTGCTTCATAACGGTTTTTTAAATCTTCGGTTCCATGTGACATAAACAACACTCGCTTCATGTGTTTTAAATTCTCAACGTTTGAGAACTTAAAAATTTCTAAATACTGCTTTACGGTGATTACATTCATATTAAAACACCTCCTCATTAAATGATTCTACACTATCTACGTACTTCTGTGCTTTAGGATTTAACTTAATGCCACGATAAATATGTATCCTATTGCCGTTAGTTCTATCAACATCAACATCTATTCGATGCTCTTGGGTGGCAGCTAAGAAGCGACGTTTAAATGCTAACTCTGTACCTGGCGGTAATGACTTAGCCAGCGCCCAGCGTTTGTAACAAGTAAACACATCGTCTTTAGATACTGTGCCCAGCGCATCAAACTCCAAAGCATCTTCTACGAATGAGCCAATTGGGTTGCCCAGTTCAGCCATCAACTCCAACAAACTTCTACCGGTCTCCGGCTGTACAAAGTGACCGCCACGTGCCAGTCTGCGCTTTAATCCTTCCATTGCCCAGTTAAAAATACCAGCTAACTCTTTCTCCAATTTAAATGATAGCTCTGTATCTTCATGGTCAAAGAATGATTTAGTCATTTTTAACACAATCATGCGTCCTGTTAACGCATTAGAGTTCTCAGTTAATTGAAGAACTTCATTAGAATAAATAACGATACGAGTAGGCAGATAACCATTCCAGCTCTCTTTATTCTTTCTGTTGACTGTGACGGTATCCCCACCCACAATACGAAGAAGCTGAGACACAACAGCGCCCCGATTGCGTTCAGGAGCTCGTGCGTCTGTAAAAGAAGCCAATAGTTTACCCAGCCAAGGCTGTAAGCCAAAAGTATCACAGAGTTCCTCCAATTGTGGTGCGACCGTATTGTGCTGACCTAGCAGCGATACTAGTATCTTGTTAATCGTTCCCTTGCCACTACGGCGGGGTCCAATAATGTTAAAGAACTTTTGCTGGCGAGTATCACCCGACAAAATGTAACCAAACATCTCTTGCAGCGTATCGATTGACTGCTGATCATCACCCCAAATCGATTGCATAAATGCTAACCACTGTGGGCACTTAGCCTCTTGGTCATATACAAACGGCAAAGAGTTCTGTGTGAAGAACCCTAAGCTGTGCGGCAGCATCACATAATCTTTAAGATGGAAAATACCGTTCTTTAAAGAAATAAGATCAGCCGCATCCGGTTTGTTGGCTGCGTAAAGATCCAACCATATAGGTGGTTTTGTGTTTGCATGATTTTGCAAATGCGTAATTGATTTGACAGCGTCAAGTGCGGCAGAGACGGATGCTGGAGAAGGGTTAAACATTTCGAGCGCACCCTTTCTGCCCGTCTTTTTGCATTTATCAAGAAAAGTGTATAGCTTAGATCGTATTGTGGCTTCTTCAATAACTTCATAGTGCGTCCTGACATGAATGTAAAAGTCTTCTGCGTAATGCACCAGCGTGTAACCTTCTTCACTAGCGTAATGACTGTCTAAAAATGTGCGAGCATGGTTCATCGAGCCTTGGTCTAAAATAATCTCGCCTTTAGCCAAGGCTTGCTGCTTTTCCTTTTGGTTTACCTTAAAGATAAGGGAGCGCAGTGTGCACCCCGACTCTTTCCTAAACGTCGCCCACTTGGAATAGCATGAGTTCTGACCGCTAGACTGGTAGCCTGTCGAGTTACCGTCGTTGTAAGACCACCGATCCCACAGATCGCATGCCTCCGGATCGCCTCTGAACTGATGGTGCAACGCAAACCCTACTGCCATCCAGTCTGAGTAACCTGTGTCCGGGTCAAGCTTAGACAGTAGCTCAGTCTCCACCCTGGCTAAGTCATAATCTTGGACGGGTGGGGCGTAATCCTCAAACGCATCACCTGAAATGTGCGCCGCCCTTTGTGGCACAATCAGGGAAATATCCTGCTCCTCAGTGGGCAGTGCACCGGAGAGATGCTGCCCTGTGACGGTAAAGTACCGCCCCTGTGGGTAAATCTCCAGCCCGATGGAATGGTCAACGTGGGCTGCATTTAAGTGAGCGCGGGTAAATATCTTCACCCCTGTGCCACTAGGACTGATTTCCATATAACCTTGAATGGATTCTGCTAATTGCTGCATTGCAGCATTTGTGAAACTCTGTGTGGCGGAATCAAAACAGTCGTCTAGATCGATACCAATGAGGCTATCTTCATCGGAAAAGACGAATCCCACGCCGGCAAAACGGTCTGGATTGTCTTCGTAGGCATGTTGGACAGCGAGAAAGTCCGCCCAAGTCTCTGAATTGGTTGAAGAAGCTGATAAACCATTAGCCTGAGTTGGTAGTTTAGACCATCTCTTATTGCCCTCTTCACCCACCTCTACATAGCGCCAAAGAACCCAACGTGGTATTCTTTTGAGTTCCATCGGTATTGCATTGAAATTGACTGGCAAACTGGTCGGTTTCATATTCTCTCCTTTTCCGACATCTTACCACATACTAATGCAAAGTGTTTTATACACTTTAGTTATATAGAATTGACGTTTTATAACCAAAAGTTATCATTTGTACCAGTAGTACCACTTGTACCCCCTTATCTACTTCTTTCTTTATTTTTATTTTTATTAATTAAAAAATATAAAAAGAAGTGAAGTAAGGGGTACTACTAGTACTACTAGTACAAAAATTTCTAAAATTTTGATTTTCAAAAAAATTAAGCCTATTAAGAGGATTATTGAGGATCGTAATCACGCTGTTTTAGCTGGCGATTTGCCCACTTGCGAAATTCTTTGCGGTTTTCACTGGTTTGCTCATCGTTCTCATCCCATACAATTTGGATGACGAATTGCCCTTCTAAGTCGTGGACATCAATTTTTAATAGGTTTCCATCCTTATCGAATATGTCAGTTAATACTACTTTCATCATAACTCCTTGATTTTGCTTGGTTTATCATCCCAACTATCCATCGTGCCGTAATCCCCACGACTAGCGCGCATCCTTTCTTCGTGCCTGAAAGTGGGTTCAACTGCCAGCCATTGTTTAAACGCGTCTTTATACTCTTGGTATTCTTCATTCAATTCAAAAAGGGGATGGTTTAAACCAACTATATCTACTGTGGAGGTATAGTCTGCTGCTCGCACCCATTTACCTTTTCGACCATACACCCTGTTCCTGGCTCTAATAAACCGGTCATACGCCTTTTGCTGCTCGTAATTTAATTTAATCATCGTTCTCCTCCAACTTTTCTTGATTTAAATTGTCTATTGATACGGGTTCTCTTAATACATAACCCTGTATTTGGCTTAGCTTAGATACCGATATACCCATGATCTTGGCCAGCTCTTGTGGTTTAGGGTTGCGCCCTAGTATTTGGGATAATGCCCTATGGTTGTAGTTCATTCGTTTAACTAGCTCCATAATATTGACGGGTAGTCGAATGATATTGGCGGTATTGTCTAGCTCCCTACGCACTCCCTTTTCTATAAAGGATTTAGCATAGGTCGCAAATTTAGCCCTGTTCTTTGGTTTCCATCGTCTGCCCGCCATCAATAGGGCTTCATTACCCATACCAATCATGTCCTCGACTGGCACCTTACCATGGTTCCAGGCGGTCATCTGCCGCACTATATACACTACAAATCTAAGGTTGTGGATTATTAACTTGTCTAGGGCATCGTCATCGCCTGCTTGTATGCGCTTAGCGAGATCATGCTCTTCGTCAATAGATAAGGGTTCTATACCATACAAGGATTGTAGGTAGTTACTAAGAATGTCGTTTTCGTTCATAGGGGTTCATTTTTGTGCATGAACCCCTATTATACCACATGGCGAAATTTATGCCCTATTTTGGTGCATAATGTTTGTATAATGCATATATACATAAAATTAACACAGCCCACCAAGCATTAGATACAATCCACCATAAGCATTTAACTACATTTACTACTAGCAAAACGGGTAAAAATAAAAATCCACCTATTAAATTCATTAAAATAAAGCCTTTCCAAGTAGTTTGTATGTTTCCATAAATTGTATTTTTTGCGGCTTTCGTTTTATCTTGGCCGGTTCTTGCCATACTACCTGGCCAAAATCATCGTATTTAATTTGCATTAAATTTTTGCCTCTGCTTTAAGTAAATTGCCTAATTGAGTGCGCAAATTCATTACTTTGTCGCGTTCATAGATGTCCCGACCTATATCCCGCTCCGTATTACTCAATTTGTCGTCATACCAATATAATGCGCGCAATACAATCAATAAATCTTCTATGTCTAATGTATACATTTCTTTTCTCCTAGGTGTAGTACTAATGTTACTGGTAATTGCTCTATATTGTTTTCCTGCAGCCATAGCAGCATGGTATATACATTTTTAAATTCAATTGCGTGGTCTTTAATCATTTCATCTTCTCCACTCTATAGTCGTCATCATCAATTCGATTTTCTTTCATGTCGTCCATATAGGCCATATATTGCATTTCATCATCGCTGTATTCATCTTCAATGAATGCGTCAAGAGGTTGCTCTGCTTTTTGATTTTTCCATGGTTTCATCATTAGCCTCCAATTATTTCAGGAATATACCCATCGCCGTTATCTTTGCCGGCATGGTGCTCGTGCACATAATCATATGCTGTCCAGGTAATGCCTTGAGCATCTTTTAAGATATCAAGTTTAGTAATTCTACGCGATACAACAAATGGATCAGCCCATTTTATTTTTGTTGTATCTGTATTTTCATTGTAATAAATTGTGCCTACTCGCATATTGTTTCCTTTCTGTGCATTTGAGGTTCAGTATAAAAAATGTCTACATAAATCTTTCGTGTTGGCATACGACTAATTGCCTCTGATATTGCGCCGGTATTAACAAAATACCTGAACTGACTGCAGGCCAGGCGATTCTCTTCGCATTTATATTTATGCTGGCATTCTTCGCATGGTGAAGTTTTACTAATGACTCTTTTAGAATAGCTCATCATACCTCCAGCATAAAATCGGCCCATTCCAGGCCGCGCTCATCTACTACAAATTGATAGCTGCCTTTAGTTCCTGGTTTTACATCATCGCGAGACGGAATAGTATTGCCGTAATAATCGCGCGCCTGGTCTCGTCCTAGCATACATAAACCGGCGCTAATTGCGTCCATCATAGCTCGACCATAAGAGCCCTGCATACTCCATAAGCCGAAATTAATGGTTTTTTGAATGGCGAGATAATACTCTTCTATGCTCGCCTCTTCGTCGCATTCAATTGTATTGATGTCGTTTAATGTAATCATAATAAATCTTCCTTTTCCCTGATAGTGTTGATTTGCTCATTAATACTATGAAAATTAGCGTCTTCTAGCGCGAACTGAAAAGCATTCAATATCTGAATACCGTCCCATCTAAAATAGGTCGATATCATGGCGCCTAAAGCTTCTGCGTCTGATATACCCGCCTGGTATTCCGGCACATAACGCGCCTTGATTGTTGCGTCAATTAATGGCTTTAAATCAGTCATTTTAATACTCCAATAAATTGTAAAGTTTATTCATAATGACGGAAGTCGGATTGTCGTCTTCGTCGCCATTCCATTGTGGGTAATCGTTTAGCGCGTCATATATTAGCTCTAATTGTTCGATAGTAAATTGCACTTTATACGGCGTTACATCGCCGCCGGTGCGCTCAATTGTAATAATTGGATTATTAATCATTTAACATTCTCCTTAGTTTAGATAAAATCGGGATAAGCTCCCAGTGGATGTCATTATTAGTATTCCATAATGAATCTTGGCGCGCTGCTTCAATTACTTTAATCGCAAGATCTAATTCTGCTGGTGTCAATGTCTTGGCTGCCAGCATGCGAGCGGCTTTTTCTGCTTCCTTGGCTGCCTGGCGCTGCGCTATCTGCTCGGCGCTCGGCATTGCTTCAATTGCCCTATACTTTGCCTGATCTTCGCATATGTCCTTATAAACATAATCGCCGCATGGCAGGCCGTTAATATCATTCTCCCGGCGCGCTTGTGCTGCTATGGCTTGTATAGATCTAATCATGATAAAACCTCCAAATTATGCGCCTCAATCTCAGCGCGGGTAAAAATAGCGCGATATACGCCGGCATGATTTAAAAGAAAATCAGCATACCGGCGCGCCTCGTTGTAGTCCTGGAATTTATATCCGTTGCAATAGTACATAATACCCCCTTTTATAAACAATCAAACAATGCCAATATAAAGGCCGTAAACAAAAAATACATTAGAATAAACCCTAATAGATTAGTAATATATGAGATTAGAATATTAAGCATTTTTAGCCCCTATAGTTACAATCTGAAAGTGATCTAATACAAATTGCCGGATCTCATTTAACTCGCGCGCTATCCTGCCGCCGCTCTCTTGGTTTATGGATCCAAGGCCATACCAGGCGCGCCGCGCCTCATGATAAGTTAATTCTATAGCCTGGCCGCGCCATTGTAGATCTATGGCTTTATGGCCTGCCGCCAGGTAAACCCCTGCCATGCGCATAATGAGCGCATGGGACGGCGGCCGCTTGCTATTTAATTCTATGGTCGCGACCTTGTGCAATGTCGACATAGTTAAACCCCCCAAATATGACTAGTTAAGCGGCTCTCAATTGTGCCGCCGGTAATCCTGGCGAATTGCTTCGCCTTCCGGATGGTGTTAAATGTTGCGTTATACTCTTCGCCGCGATAACGATAAAAGACAATAAACATTATGCCGCCTCCATAATACGAATTACCTTGGCCATGCTTTTACCATGCGCCATATAGGCGATAACTGGCGCGGCCTTGTCATAACATGCGCGGCAGCCGTTACAAGTGCCGCCATGCTCATAAGCGCGGCACAATGTCGCGCCGGCCGGTAATTGATCCTGGCCGCTTATGATTGTGGAGGATGTCGCGCCGGCAATTGTGCCGCCGTTGACGCTATCCGAAGAGCGGCGCACTACAACATTCGGCAATATTTCCATGCTAGCAATGACTGGCGCAAATTTAGCGAATTTATGCATGCGCGTAGGCAGCCAATGATTACACCATGGTGTCAATAGCATTACTTTACGAATTTTCTCGGCCAATTCGAGCGCGTACATGTCGCCGCTATCAAACCAGCGAAAATATCGCGAAGAGTCAAGCGCGGACACCATGTCTTCTACCCAGTCAGGACGCTGCCAGTCTTCGCGATTGAATTCGCGCGGCGCTTTGACATTCTTAAAACGATAATTCCCAGTTGTGGCATAGCAGCCGCGACACGCGTCCACTAGGCCGCCGTCCTTGGCCTTGCTGCCTGGACAAGTATCCAAGGCCTGAAGAGACCAGGACATAATGCCGTCTAATTTGCTTGTTTTACTTAGTTTAATAGTCATGATGATAATTCCTCTCAAGTATTGGCCGCTTAATTGCTGCCAGGGTTTTAATTTAATACATTACAGCCAGGCAGCATACTAGGGCAAACCCTTAGTATGCTGCCGCCTGGTTTACTAAACTTTAGTGCCGCGCTCATGTTCTGCGCATTCCTGGCAGTCGCATTCGATTACATCGCGCCGCGCTGCCGCTTTCACTTCGGCCATAGTATCAAACCCGCGACAATGTACCAGGTCATCAGAAAATCGATAACCCCAAGGCAGCCATAAAAAATATTCCTCGCCGTCTGTTATTGGCGTGATCTCTAAATCGCGCTTTATATTTAGTTTATATGTCATGATGATAATTCCTCTCAATAGTTAAGCGGCGGCCTGGCGGCCGCCTGGTATTAATCAATAATGGTATATTGGCCGGCTAAAAAATTGCCCTGGAAATCCCAAGTGCTGCCGGGTTTAAAATACCCGGGGATCTCGCCTTCAATGCATACGGCCGGCGCGTACGCGACCGGGCAGGCGCCTGGTAATTCAATATGGCCGCTGCCGCTCTGCCAATATGTAGGCCGGTGAGATTGGCTCTCTCTAGCGTCTGCTGCGACCCGGAAAATGCCGCCATGCGCTCTTACCAGGTCGCCGGTTTTAAATTGTGCAATGTACTTTTTTGTCATGATGATAATTCCTCTCAAGTAATGGCCTGCGTTATTGCCTGCCATATAGTTATTATCGGCCTTTTACCTGGTAACTCAATAGGGATAAACCCTTAAGGGTTTACCCTAATAAATCGAGATCGTGACCCGTCCTATACCTATACCCCAAGTACCAGGAAAACGGCTAAAAACGGCCTCTAATCGCGTCCTATTGGATTGTCATTTTGGGGGCGCGTTGATACGGCTTATTGTTGTATTTACACCACACCTCTTTCTCCCCCCTCGCGCCTGCGTAAGTTAGTCATCACTAACGTAAGTCATCACTAACCTAGCGCACCATCTTGGTGCATTGGTTAGTGCGCACTAACATCATGCCCCATGTTGGTGCATTGGTTAGTAGCCACTAACTTAGCGCACCATTGTGGTGCAATGTAAGTGAGCGCTTACTTCGCGCACCATTGTGGTGCATTGCGCATTATGAGATTGCATTTCACAATATGAAAGCATGCTTATGGGGGGTGTTGTTTTTATACCACAACCCCTTTTTGAGCCTCTCGGGAGGGCCATGGTCTTGGGGCCCCACAAAGCCTAAGTTTTTATATTTTTTGTGAAAATTGTGGCTCCCTATATAAATCAATGACTTAGCTATAAATTTGTACTAGTAGTACTAGTAGTACCCCTTACTTAACCCTTTTCTATATTTTTTTTTTTTTTTTTTTAAATAAAGT